GTATGCGACCGCCTGGACCAGCTGCCCGGCCAGCTGCGCGCCGAGTGCCCAGACCTGCCGCAGCCCGCCATCGACCGCTTGATGACGACCATCGCCGCAGCCCGCGCCGATTGGGCGCAGACCGTGCTGACCATCGACGAGGACCCCACCGATGTTGCCGACTGAATCCGCCGACGCCATCCGCGCCAGCCTGGCGCGGTCCTTCGACCTATTTCGCTGCCCGGCACCGACGTCGCTGTCGGACTGGGCCGAAGAGCACTTCCGCCTGCCGGCCGAGGCCAGCCACACCACGGGCGGATGGTCCGCATATCCGTTCCAGCGCGGCATGCTTGACGCGATGGCCGACGACGACATCGCCGAGTGCACTTTCCGCAAGAGCAAGCGCGTCGGATTCACAAAGGCGCTGCTCGCCATGATCGCCTACAGCCTGGCGCACCGCCGCCGCAAAGTGGTCCTTTGGCAACCCACCGACGACGACCGCGATGCCTTCGTCAAGACCGAGGTCGACCCTCTCATCCGCGACATGCCTGCGCTTCGTGCCGTGGCGCTGACCGGCCACGCCGACACGCTGCGCCAGAAGCTCTTTGTCGGCGGCGCCGTGCTGCACCTGCTCGGTGGCAAGGCGGCACGAGCCTATCGAAGGATCACCGTGTCGGTGGCCCTGCTCGACGAGCTCGACGGTTTCGACGAGACCATCGAACGGAGCGCCGACCCGATCACGCTGGCCCGCGGCCGGCTGGAGGGGGCACCGTTTCCGAAGTTGATTGCCGGCAGTACACCGCGCATCAAGGGCATCAGCCTCGTCGAAGCCCGCGAGCAGCACGCCGACGCGAAGATGACGTTCCACATCGCATGCCTGCACTGCGGCGTCGAGCATCCGCTTCTGTGGGGCGCCAAGGACGTCGAGCACGGGTTCAAATGGGACGAGCACGACCCCGACTCGGTGCGGCATGTCTGCCCACACTGCCACGGCAGCATCACGCAGGCCGACTACCTGCAGGCCTGGCACGATGGCGCATGGGTCAGCGAATGCGGCGGCTACCGCTTCGAGCGCGAATGGCTCGACGCCAACGGCCACCCGCGGCGTCCGCCGCGCCATGTTGCCTTCCACGTGTGGGCCGCATACAGCCCGCAGCGCACATGGTCGAGCATCGTCTCGGAGTTCCTGCAGGCCACGGCCCGCGCCAAGACCGGCGACGTCGGCCCGCTGCGGGGTTTCGTCAATGAGTCCCTCGCCGAGACTTGGGAAGAGACCTTCGAGCGCGTCGCCGAGCACGAGCTCGCCCAGCGTGCCGAGGACTACAAGCTGCGCACCGTCCCCGTCGGCGGCCTGGTGCTTGTGGCCGGCGTCGACGTGCAGGACGATCGCTTCGAGGTCGTCGTGTGGGCCTTCGGCCGTGGCGAGGAATCCTGGGTCGTCGACTATGCCGTCATCTACTGCAACCCGAGCGCCGAGCGCGAGTGGCTCAAGCTGGACGAGTATCTCGCCGGAGACTTCCACCATGCCAGCGGCCGCGTAGTGAAGATCGAAGCGACTGCCGTCGACACGGGTGGACACCACACGCACATGGTCTACAGCTACGCGCGCACGCGTCGCCGGGTCTATGCGATCAAGGGCGAGAACACCGTCGGCCGCCCCATCAACGGCCGCAGCACCGCCGTCGACGTCAACTTCCGCGGCCAGCTGCTCAAGCGTGGCGCAAAGCTCTGGCACGTCGGCGTCGACACCGCGAAAGACCTGCTACATGGCCGCCTGCAGGTCAAGCAGCCCGGCCCCGGCTACGTGCATTTCTCGAAAGACTTGCCCGACGGGTTCTATGAGCAGCTGCTCGCCGAGAAGCGCCAGCGCGTGCGGACCTCGCGCGGGATCGAGCTCCGATGGGTCAAGCCCAACGGCGCCCGCAACGAAGCGCTCGACTGCACCGTGTACGCCCTCTTCGCCGCGCACGTGCTCGGCGTGCATACGGCCACCGAGACCACGTGGCGCCGCCGTGAGCAGCAGTTCCACGTCGACGCGCCAGTACCCCGCACGGCACCGCCAGCGCCGACGCATCCCGCCCAGCAGCAGCCGCCGACGCAGAAGCCCCGCAGCCGCGGCCGGCGCGTAGTCGGCCACATCGGAGGCTCGCGGTGGTAACGCTCGACGACGTGCTGCACGAGGTCATCGCCCTGCGCCGCGTGGTCGAGCGGCTGGCCCCGCCACCACCGCCAGCGCACACCGACCTCGTCGAAGAGCTCACGCAGCACTTCCCCGGCGTCTTCACTTCGAGCGAGGTCGTCGACTGCGCCGCCAAGCACTTGAGCACCCGCGAGCCGCTGCGCCGCCTGCTCGACGACCTGGGCGCCGGCCTGGACACGCAGCGCGTCGGCATGCTGTTGTCGACCATCGCCAAGAGCACGGCGCACATGCCGTTGCGCCTGGTGCGCGCTGGCCGTGAAGCTGGCTCGACGCTATGGATGGTGGAGCGTGAGCCTGGGGGCTGAGTCCCTTTTGCGCCAGCGCTGCTCGGCGACATGATCCCGAGCATGGAACACCTAAACCGACTCTTTGGCCGCCGCGCCGGACTGACCTCGAAAGAGGCGCAGGACCTCGGCCCCGCCGCCTACATCGAGGCCGTCGTCCGCCGCGACGACGCCACCATCAACCGCTTCCGCGAGGTCTCCGCGATGGCGCAGGCTCGGGCCGGAGCGCCGACGGACAACATGAACTTCGTCGCCATCGCGCCCGAAGCATTGCTCGGCGTGCCGGCGACCCGCGACATGACCAGCGCCGGCGTGTCGGGCAGCAACTACCTCAAAGGCACCGAGCAGCCGGCATTCGTTGAAGCGCTGCGCAGCCGGTCCCTCGTGGCCCGCCTGCCCATCACCGTCGTCGACGCGACCGGCGACGCTGCTCTGCCCGCCATCGGCAGCGCGACTACGGCATGGCTGCCCGACGAGAGCACGCAGACCACCGACTCGGCCATCACGATCAATTCCATCGCGGTCACGCCGCGGCACGTTGCGACGAAGGTAACTATCTCGCATCAGTTCGGACGGCAGACCACCGACGCCGCAAAGCGCGCCCTCGACGGCGAGCTCGCCCTCGCGGTCGACGCGGCCATCGCGGCTGCACTGCTGGCCGGAGGCGGGTCGAGTGGTGCGCCGCTGGGCGTGGTCAACTGGGTGAATGTCGGCTCGCAAAGCGGCACCAACATCGCCTGGGCGGCCGTCGCCGCACTGCAGGCCGGCGTCGACCCCTATGACATCGGCGACTGCGTGTGGGTCGTCGGTTCTGGCGCAGCGGCAACGCTTCGCGCCCGCACCCGCGAATCCGGCTCGGGCCGCTTCGTGCTCGATACCGACGGCATCGCCGGCAAGCCCGCCATCGTGCATTCAAGCTGCCCGAGCACGACCGCCGTCGTCGGCTGCTGGTCTCGCCTGGCGCTGGCGTCGTGGGGTCCGCTGCAGATTGCGGTCGACCCGTACAGCAGCTTCCGCGACGGTAAGGTCACCGTCGGTGTGCGCCAGATGCTCGACGTCGCCGTGCTGTCGCCTGCGGCCTTTGGCAAGACGACCGGGGTCTCGTGATGGCCGAGACCATCCCCGTGCGCGTCCTGCGCCCGATCTACATGGCAGGCGAGCGTGTCGCGGCCGGCACCGTGCTACAGCTGGTGCCGCTGGCCGCTGCAGATGCCGTCGACTCGGGCCGCTGCGTGCTGGCGTCGAAGGCCGACGAGACCGTAGTGCGCGCCGCCGTGCTCGACAACATCAAGGCCACGGTCCGAAGCACGCAGCCTGACGGCTGGCCGTGGCAACCGAGATGAATTGACCGCCGGGTCGGTGGGGTGGGTTCCCCTGCCGGCGACGTCACATCCGGCCGTCGCGGTCCTCCAGCGCGGCGCCACTGTGGCCCCTACGCTCCCCGCGTAGGCTTTTCCCCACATTTTCCCCACCAAAGAAAAACGGCGCCTTGTGAGCGCCGCTAAGTCTTTGATTTTCCTAGTGTTTCTGGTGGGCGGTGCAGGGTTCGAACCTGCGACCCCTGCCGTGTGAAGGCAGTGCTCTACCGCTGAGCTAACCGCCCGGAAATCCGTTGCCGGTGTTCCGGTGAAATGAAAATTATGCCAGATCGCTCTGCCAGAGCAGCTTGCCGCGGCTTGCCTTGTCGATGTCGGCGAGCACGCCACGGTGCGCCTGCAGTTCGCTTTCGCTGGGCTCCAGCACCGCCAGCTGCAGCGCGCTGAAGTCGGCCGCCTCCACCGCAGCGCCCGCGTCGGCCGATTCGGCCTCGTCGATGACCAGCGAGCCCTGCCCGCGGGTCATCTGGATGTAGACCTCGGCCAGCAAGCCGGCATCGAGCAGCGCGCCGTGCAGCGTGCGGTTGGAGTTGTCCACCTCGAAGCGCCTGCACAGCGCATCCAGCGAGTTGCTCTTGCCCGGGAACATCTCCCGCGCCATCAACAGGCTGTCGGTGATCTGGGCCACCTGCCTCGCCAGCGGCTCGCGCCTGGAGCGCTCCAGTTCCTTGTCCAGGAAACCCATGTCGAAGGCCGCGTTGTGGATGACGATCTCGGCGCCGGACAGGAAGGCCAGCAGTTCATCCGCCACCGCATCGAACAGCGGCTTGTCGGCCAGGAACTCCTCGCTCAGGCCGTGCACCTTCAGCGCGTCGGGATGGCTGGGCCGCTGCGGGTTCAGGTAGTAGTGGCGGTTGTTGCCCGTCAAGCGCCG